CCCACGTTTTACTTGGTTGATCAGTAGTAGGAGAGTTCATTAAGGCATCAAACTGCTCGTCTGTAAAAATATCTGTATTAATTAAATCTTTACCTAAAACAGAAAGAAACTGACCTTTTAATCTTTCACCACTGTCACTAAAACTTTTCATACCAGTAGAAAAGTATCTATTCATAGAGTCAGGATCTTTAGCTTGATGAAAACGACTCCGCTCAACTTTGACCATATCTTGGCTATCCGCAAAATCTTGACCACGTTGAGCATTAGCTAAAAGTCTTCTACTTGCAGCTCCCATTTTTTTTAAAGTTGGAGCTAAGAAGTCAGAACTATAACCATGTAGATTATTCATTCTTAAGAATTTAACTCTGCCTTCTTCTAAAGCTTCTTGTACTTCATGAGGAGCTATTGCTCCAGAATCTCTTATATAATCCTCTATCCAAAATGAAAAAGCATCACCAGCTGCTTCAGCTCTATACTGTGCAGCTCCATAATCCCACCACGCACTACTTCTTTTAACATTATTAACTACATTAATTGGAGACCCTTCTTTCCACAAAGTATCTCCAACTTTTTGTATATCTAAATGTTGTTCGTAAAGTTTATTACTACCTTCTATTTGTTGTTGTAAAGAATCAGAAGGTAAGCCTTCCATAGCAGCTGCATGATATCCAGCATCAAACTGACTCTTATCATATTTCTCTTTAAACTTACCCAAGCTGTTTGCTAGTGTTTTACTAAACTGAGCTAAGTCTTGACCTCTTTTTAAAGCTTCCTGTTCTTTTAATTGTAGACTTTGTAATTCAACTTGTTTGTTTTGTTTTATTGCAGAAACTCGATTGTCGTAAGACATGTCTTCAACAAATCTATAATTTTTCTGCCTTTGATCTTCTTCTTTATTTAATTTGTTTTCTAGATCACGTTCAGCCTTAGCTGCACGTTTATCTAATGCATCTTTTTGCTTTTCTAAAGCCCTGATTTCAATTTGGTCTTGCTCACGCTGCCTTTGTAAACCAGCAGCAGTCGCCGTTAGTTGTTGAAAGCCTGTAGCACGAGCGTACCCTTGATAACTACTTGCCATTGTTTTTAAAATTTAACGTTTATACTTGATCCTAAATCTGCATAACTTCCTAGACCTCCAGTCCAATTACCAACATCAGCAGCCATACTATATGGTATAGAAGGACTTGCTGAAAAAGCGTTTGAATATTGAGGAGTGACAAAATTAGAATAATTAAAATTGCCTAAATTCTGCGTAGGAGGTCCACCTTGAGTAGCTAAAGAATTTAGTAAATCACCAGCTAAATTAGTCCAAGGTGTTGTGTAAGTTGCTGTTGCTCCTTTTATTGGTTCAGGACCAAAATCAAAGTCTTCTAACGGTCTAGGTAAATTGTATTCAGTTATTAATGTTTTATAAGGTTTTGGTGCAACTGGTAAGGTTCCAGGATCTAGCATTAAGTTTGCATATGCATTCTTATCTGCAATTTCTTTTTGTAAATTTATATTTGAAATAGCAGATCTAGTATTAACTTGAGCACTTAATAATGACTCAGCTAAAGCTGCCTGTGTTGAACCTAATTGAGCTAATGATGCTTGTACTACCTTGCCAGCACTTCTACCACTAGCTCCTCTAGCTCTAACTGTTCCTTCTGCTACTAATTGTTTTAATATTGCATCCTGATTTTGAAATATAAGTTTTTGCGTCGTTTCTTTTAATGCTCTTTGCTGGCTTTGTTTTGCCAAACTTGCACCTTGTTTATTAAATGCAACCTGTGATTTATATAATTCTTGTGATTTTAGGAACTGCTTATTTAAGGAATCTTGTTGCTTGTTCCTAATTTGCATTTGGTAATTATAAGAATCTAAAGCATTAGCATCCTTATATTCAGCAAGTTTTATTTCGTTATTTTGCTTTGTCTCAATATTACGTACTAGTTCATCCCAGTCAGCCTGACCTTTCTCCTTACGCATGTCGTAGAGTTCAGTATCATACTCATACTGTTTTTGAATTGCTTCATTTCGAGCTGCGTTCGCAGATTTTTGAGCTGATCTGTTTCCGAAAAACCCTAATAGCGAGCCTGCTGCGCCTATTACTACAGAAGGGTCTACAGTCATATTAATACCAGATTCATTAATAACTTTTTTTGCATAATTATTATGTTCTGGCAATCCAATTTGTGGACCAAAAAAATCATTCATATTTATGTCCTCCTATAGAAACGTGGTGTGTAGTGTCCTTCCCACATCAACGAATTTAAAGAAACAGGAAAAGGAGAATCATTAAATACTCTTAATTGGAAATTCTTAGATCTTTGATGTATTGGAATTGTAAAAACTGATTGATCTTCTAATGCCACATCATCAGCTAAATAGTAATTAGCTTCTTGTACTGGATTAAGGTTGTACCATTCATCCATATAAATTAAAATTTCTGCACCATTAGCTGGGGCTGTGTTAAATCTTATTGTTGTATCGTTCTGAAAAGTAAATGCTGTCGTAACAACATTATTAATTTTTACTTTTATTTGATCTCTATCAATATAATCAAGGTCATCCTTAGTCCAGTTAAAGTCAACAGTTGATCCATCTCCTGTATAAGTTCTACTACCAGTTAATCTACCTTGTTGGAATAATTTAAAAGACATAACTCCGGATAAACCGACAGCAAACTTCATTCTTGAAACGATTAAAGATGCCGTAAAGTCAGACATCGTACCTTCAGCATTTAATTGAAAATATGTTTTAGGAAGTATTACATCTAAGTCATATTTAAAACCAACTATTACATCACTAGCGACACTGGTTAAGTTTTTTCTTGGAACTATAAAGAAAGTACCTGTTCCATCTGATCCTCTTTCAGGTGTAATTGTAAAACCTGATTCAACATATTGACCTGTTGCAGTACTACCTTTAATGACAATAACAGGCGTTAATTCACTTACATCATTAAATGGTAAATAACATTTAGATCTTTCATTTGCAGCATCATAAACAACAGAACTAGCTTCTTTAAATAAATCCACACAAGGGTTTACTTTTTCACCTTGGTTGTTAACTATGATTGCTTGTTCTGGACTTTGACTTAAACGTGCAAGGCTTAAAGTAAATTGATTGCCTTGTTTAGTCACTGCAAACATATCATCAGAATCTAAAGCTAGTGTTTGTACAGTTCCTGGCAGCTCCCAGTTAAACCATGATTCAAATAAATTCTTTTCTCCATCACTATATGTTCTAAAGAAATAAGCGTATCTAGAAGATTGAGATGACATTACAAGCAATCTGTTTTGAGGACTAGAAATCATCGAGTCAATATTCGCTGGAATCCATTCCTTCACAACTCTGCTAATATCTAAAACTTCAGGTGAATTATTATTACCTCTAGTAGTCATTGCAAAAGCTCTGGTATAACTAGGAGTCTTACTTACGAAATTAATAATTTTACCGTTATCTACAGGATCAATTAATGTATCCATTTCAAAGTTAGATATTGTCCTAATAACCGTCAAACCTGGAGTTAGTACTCCTGTATCTGAGAACATTAAGAACTGTTGACCAGATGAAAATAGTATTAAACCTTGTGGTGTAGGTAGAACAGCATGCAAAGCAGCTGGTCTTATAGATGAACAACTTAAATCAACAGGGTCTGCATCTGTAACTAATTGAGCAGTTACATGATAAAAATTAAAAAACTCTCCAGCTTGACTTAAAGAAACATTATCTTCTGACAAAAATCCTAGTCTATTGTTATGGAAAAAAGATTGCTGTATTTTATGTCCCTCAAAACTAGGATGAGTATTGGTATTATCATCACCAACTAATCTTTCTGTATAAGTTATTTCTTTAAAAGTAAAAGCGTTAGTTCCCGTATTTATTAATTCATGAGGCATTGTAGAGTTATTTAATCCAACAGACTTACTGGGATCTCTACCTTCCTCCCAATGACCTCTACCAGATACACCATCATCAGCTACGAATTTGGCAAAGTATGTGTCATTTGGTGAGTTTGTATTTATTACTTTAACTACATGATTATGAAATGCTTGAGGAGGGAGTTGAGAAACATTATCAACTTGATCTTGGAAAACAGCTAATTTGTTATTTGCAGCTCCACCTTTAGTTGTAATGCTAAATGCAGTACGAGTACCACCAACAACTCTCTCTAACTGTAAACCTCCTAAAAATTTAGAAACAGTTAAACCAGAAATATTAAATGCATCAATGCCATTTTTTAATGTAGTAAGTAATCCATCATATGTTTCTGTAGCACTTGTTGTTGTGGTAAAGGTTTGATCAGAAGCACCTGAACCAGCATTCATTGTTACGCTATAAGTTGAACTAACAGCAGTATCTGAAAGTATTAAAGTAGCTCTTGTATTTTCTACAAAGGCAGGGTCTGCTTGTTTAGATGCTGTAACTAAATTATTAGTAATAATAGATGTATCTTGAACTGTAAGAATGTGGTAGTTAGTTCTTGCACCTGTTAAATAATTTTGTGCATTACCAGCAAAAGTAACACTACAAGCTGTTCCTGTAGCAGCATTCCATATATAAATATTTCCATTACCTGAAGTAGGTTTTGGTGTTATACAACCTATATATTTTTCATCATTATCTCTATGTATATAAAACCACTTTGCATTATCCAAAGTACTACCTGTGCCTAGATTTACTACATGCTTAAATCCAGGTCTTTTAGTTAATCCATATGTAGGATCAGGGTATCCATTCAAGCACTCACGAACTTGTCCAGGAAGTTTCTTATCGTCAGATTGTCTTGACACCCCACCTAGAAAATTGTTAACTCGTTGAGTAACTGAAGCCATTATCGTATTAGAGCTTTGTAAGGTTGGTAACTAATATATTTTCTTTTATTTTCAGCGGTTCCATAGAATGTGTAATCGCCTTGATTACATTCATATTCCATAGCCATAGCTCTCATATAAGATTCTTTTTGTTGGAGCATTTGGTATTGAGCATTATCACCAATAATTCTTGAAGAAGTTACTGTGGCAGCTCTAGCTGTTATGTAATCTTTTATTGGTTGTGGTAAATCTACCCAATCAAATAGCCATAAGACTTCGCAATCTACTGCACCATTTGTAAATTTGTAAGTATGATTTTCTCTGTCATACAATTTTCCATTTCTTCTAACTACATCTTTAGTAGCGTTAGCAGAGTTTTCTGTTAAGTCTAATTGCAGTACATTATTGGGTATTAAAATTTCGTTATTAACGTCGGGTGTGAATTGATAATGAGATTCCTTATTAAAAGTCCAGCCTTCCGCTTGGATTTCTCTTGAAACTTCTAAAAGAGTTTCGTAAGCAATCGCAACGTCAGGGTTGGTTTGATCCAAAGTGGTCGCTGGAGCTTGACCACAAGACGCTAATATTTGGTTTACTGCTGGCAGTTCAGTTACTGCGTTAGTGGTAGGAAAAGCCATATTAATTTATAAAAAAAAAGGGGTCCGAAGACCCCATTGAATATATTTAGAATGCAGAAGGAGCAGAAGCACCAACATATAATTCTACAGCAGCAGCTGGGTTTAGGTAATCAGCACCCATTGCAAGACGACCTAGGATAACATCACCCTGATAAATCACGGATACGTCACCTGAAGTTACCTGTACTTGAGGACCGATTGCTTCAACGCAACCAGCAGCTTCTTTCTGGAATATTAAGCCACATGACTTAGCACCTAACTCAGAGTTAGTACCGTAGTCATTCTTAATACCTGTTTGTGAACCAGAAGCATCTTCTGGAGTAGGTCCAACGAAAGAACCTAAGTTTGAAGGAGCAGTTTCTCCTGTTGTGCCACCATAAGCAACACCATATTTGCCTAAGAAAGGAATATTCATAGACTTGTAGATCTTGATACCAGCGATCTCGATAACTCCGTTACCACCTTGTAAAGCAGTACCTTGTACGTCACGATTAACTAGACCATTAGATCCAACAGCTTGGATTAAGCTGTAATATTGTCTTGGGTTAAGAACACCGATTCTTCCGTCACCAGAAACACCTTTCTCATCCATTGCAGCAGCAGCATCATAGAAAGCGTTTACTAGGTTTGCAGAAGAGTAAGCATCAGAATCATTTGTTGTTGCACCAACTCTGATCTGTGTTCCGCCAGGTTCTACAAAGTTTGTCTTTGTAATTGGAGAAGCAGCTCTTGCTCCACGTGTCACAGCACGGAATACAAGTCTGTCATATTTCTCAGCAAGTGCGAAACCAATCTTTCTTGAGATTTCTGAACGTAGATCATAGTGAGCAAGTGTCTCATCTAATTCGTAGACAAATGCTGAACTGATTAGTAGTTCATCACAAGTAATTGTTTTCTCAGCTACTGGAGGTGTTCCATCGGTATTACCGAGGATGCTATTTCCAGGAGTGTGGAACTCAGCACCAGTGCGACCTGTGTAGATGAACTGCATGCTCTGACCGTTGGTTAGAGTACGCTTCATCACAAGATCCCTAGCTATTGTTTCGTGCTGGAATCCTTTGAACATCTCTCCTGAGAACAGCTTTAAGTAAAGGGCGCGTCTATCACCAGCACTATTACTAGCACCTGGCATAGTAATGCTGGCTTGCATCCCTGTAGACTGTTGAGCCATTTTTCAGTTAAAAATTAAAGGTATATATTGTCGTCTTCACATGTGAAAAGTTGTGAGTCTTAATTGGACTCATTGATATTTGCGGTCTTTTCCCGCCGTCGACGGCTGATTGGTATCCTCCTTAGAGGGCAAAAAGCCAAATTGAGTAGGGAGGATTCGCACCTCCCCAAAGATCTACTTGATTACTCTTTTGTAAGCAACGCCACGATATACGAAAGTAACTTCTTTCATGGTTATCTCCATATACCACAACCCCGTTCCATGCTGTGGTGTCATGCGTCCCGTAAGGGATGAACGGACGTAGCGTTATTTTTTAGTTGTTTTTTTCTT